GGTGACATTTACAATAACGATATCGCCAATTTTTTCATAAAGGCAAGTTGCAGATTTTATTTTATCAATCAGAGTAGAGTATGGAGTAAGAGTAGCTGTGCCGAGTTCGATATTTGACGAATCGTATTTAGTTGCCAAGGCGGTTTTATCTGCTTTAACAAGCAGAGCGCTGTAAACCGTACCGCTTGTGAGATAACACGGGCTGTTATTTTTGGGCTCGCTGTCGAACGGCATTGAATTGAGCTTTTGGGCAAGTTTTTGGTCTGTTCTTTCCTTCGTATATGCGTCCGTAATTCCGTACCCTGCAAGTGTAGTTGACTTATTGGCTTTGTTTGCAAGATTTGCGTCGGCCGTATCAAGCCTTGCTCCAAGCGAATTTTGACTGCCTCTTGCTGTGGTTATTTCGGTTTCAAGTGCAATTGCTCCGTCTGTTGCCCGTTCAATCCCCTCGTCCATATGGTTGAGGTTGTCGGCAGTCAGCGGAGTTGCTATTGAGGGAGTGTTTTCCCAGTTCATTCGTGTGTATTTGTTCAATTTTTATTCTCCTTTCGCTGTAATTTTGTCTGTGAGTGCCTGTATGCCCGTAAGCTCTCTCGATAACACATATGATGTCACGGTTGCGGTTTGCGGAGTGCCGTCAGCGTTATAGGCATAGTTGCCGTCAGCGTCGGTTACATAATATTTAATCTGTATCATATCGCCCGGTTCAACCCACAGTCTGCCGTCAAGGGTTGCCTCGATAGGCTTATAAATTTTATGGTGTATTCGCTTGCCTGTATCGCCTGAAAACAAATTTTCAAACTTATGTATCCACGCACCGCCTGCGTTATCGTTTTCCTGCCATACAAGAATGTTATCTGTCATATCATAGGTTTTACCGCCTAAAAACTTGTAGCTACGCACCTTTGCGGTTCGTGTAGCACCTCCGATTGCAAAGTCAACACTCCCGTATGTACCGCTTGACTTTTCATCAGCATTGAATGCCTCGTAAAAGTCATATTTTTCTGCTTTTGTTGTATCGGTTTCAAGGTTGATAAAAACAATGTTGCCGCCTTTTCGGCTATCGGGTTTAACAAAAGCAAACACACCGAGCATTTCCGCTGTATAATTAAGCAATTGACCGTAATTAACCTTTTCGGAATCATCAAGCCATACTTTGTTAAAAATTTTCATATTCTTAACAGTCAGATTCTCAACCTTGTTGATAACCTCGTTAAGTAAACGGTCGGATAAAAAATGGGCATCAGGTTGACCGCATAGGTTAATAAATTTTTCAGAAACCATTGCCAACAGTGCATAAACCGAAGTGCTGTTAGAATTGTTATTCCAGAGCTTTTGCAGAGTGTTTGTACAGTCGGTTTCATAAAGCTGTGAAATCACATCATAGGCGGTTATGCTGATTTTGTTCTGATCCGTTTTATTGACCTCGGCTTTGTCAATCATACCGTTAAAAATGCACCACGACTTTGTTGTCACGGCTTCGCCCGGATAGAGCGTGTCGCTCGGATATAATGAACTGCTCGGCAGTATCGGAGAGCCTGACGGAAAAGTTTGTGTCAGCTTAACTAAAATCCAACAACCGACAAGTTTTGAAACATCAAAAGTTCTGTCAACGGTGTTCAGCAGTCCAATCTTGAACTCAGAGGCAATGCAACCGCCGAACTTCAACTTATTTTCGTCACAAATCGACTGTTTAAGGCTCATACTTTCGCTTTCAATGTTGGTTTCGGTGATGACATCAAACTTGCTGTCAGATGAAAAGATTTCGAGCTTGTTTGAAATCAGTTCGTTAATAATTTTCTGCTTATGCGTACTTGAAACGGATAGCAATCTGTCACCCCCCTTAATACTCAATAAAAGTGAAAGTTACGGCATTGTATATGATGTTGTTTTTGGTGATTTTCTTGACCTGATAGGTGATGTCGGGCATATAGGCAGTCATTGTGCGATATGCAAGAAGTTCATCGTCCCAATACTCGACACGGATTTTACGCTGTTGAGAGTTGTCCCACGAACTATTCAAAGCACTTCTAATCGACTGCATTTGTGCAAGGGTGAGTTCATCAACGGTTGTAAACTCAATTTTCGACTTGTAATTTGGCGAAGTTGTTCGGTGCAGAAGATTGTTGCTGTCACGATATGCCTTAATTTCGGTTCTCTGGAGTGGAGTGCCGTTGTAGTTATCCTTTGCAATAAGCTCGTGCGGAAACAGCTTACCGCTCTTAGGGAACCTTATTAAATAACCTTTAAAATTTGCCATGTCATCATCTCCTAACCTAACGCACCGACACCGTGACGCTTTTTGACTGCGTTGTTGCGTTTTACAATGTTGTTAAAAATCACTTCGCCGTCAAGATTTACAGTAAGGTTAATGTCACCGCTGTCACCTGTTGAGCCTATCTCCGCCATTGCCTCAATAAGTGCCTGTTTGATAGTTGAAATCGGCGAAACAACCTCAGCCTCACGCTTGTTATCACCGAGTACGGCAAGAAATTCACCGTAATTTGCCGGAACAACCGTGCCTGTGGCAAGTCGTGGAACTGTAATGTTAGGCAGTCCAACATTGCCGTTTATGCCCCCTAACGCTTCATAAGCAATCTTTGCCGCTGTACTCATTCCGCCTGAAATAGCACTGCCGAGGCTGTTGAACGGACTAACAAAATTGTTGATAAAGCCTTCCGTTTTGCCCAAAATCGAATTAAAAGAATTTGTAAACACATTTCCCAAGCTGTCCATACATACCATAAGGTGAAGTTTCATGGAATTAATACCATTAATCAATCCTTGTATAACATATACACCTGTTTTGTATGTTTTCTTTGACGGTGAATGACAGTCCACACCGTCTTTGCCGTTAAGAGCGTCAAGATATGTAGAGGCTGTTTCAAGACCTTTTTTTCTAACATCTCCGATATATTCCTTGACACCTGTAGACATGCCAAAAACCATATTTTTGCCTGAATCCTTGGCAGCTTGTGTAAGATTATCCAAAGACTTCCATTGAGATTTTTGAACCTGTTCGGTGCTGATAAGGCCTGCATTGTAAGCCATAAGAACCGCAGAGGCATCACTGTAATTACCGTTTACAACTGCCTGCATTCGCGCAAGGTCTGAACTGTTAAGCTCAAGCTGTGCCGCCTTTTCACAGGTTTCATCGTAACCTAAACTTGCTTCGTCAAGTTTGCTTTTCAGTTCTTCGTATTCATCTTTTAACTTTCCGTAAGAGGTGTTTGCTTTTCGGTCAACACTCTGTAATGTCCAAAAATCAGGAACATCTAAATTGAGATTATCATAGTTCCATTTTTTCTTAAATTCATCAAGAGCCTGTTGCGCTTGTTTGTACTTAACAGCCGCATCACTCACGCTCTTGTTTGATTTAATCATCGCCTTTGAATTTTCTTCCATAAGGTCAGAAATTGCACTTGAACTTGCAACCTGCTTGTACTTCAAAATAAGTTCGTCAAGTTTTGTTATGATTTCATCGGTATTACCGTTTATACGAATTTTGCCTTTATCATCTTTTGATATGTACTTATCCCAAGCTTTTTCAAATTCAGGGTACTTGTCAGAAAAATACTCGCCGATAGTTTCAAGCTCTGCCTGTTCCTCAGGCGTGAGATTAGCCTTTTGCAAGAGTTCATCAAGTCGCTTTTTGTAGTTATCAATAACTCCCATATCCGCGGAAGTATTATCAAGCGATTCTTTGATTTCGTCGCATAAAGTGCTGACATCTTCTTTACACTGATTAACTGCATCAACATAACCCTGCATTTCTTCTGTTGCCTGTTTAAATCCGAGCTTTTCAAGTTCTTCGTCATTAGCAAGTTTAATAGCAGTCACAAGACCTGTCAGCGCACTTGCAACACCGCCTACGACAGCCAGGACAGGGTGCGTGCTAAAAACAGTAACCATACCGTCTATTGCGTTTTTTATCCTGTCTATGCCTTTTGCAATAGCTTGTGCAGTTTTAAAAATCACAAGAGCTGTGCCGAAACTGACTAATGCTCCTGCAAGCGCCTGCAAAGCGTCTACACTTATTGAACCTACCATTTTACCCAAAAGCTCTAACGCTCCTGCAAGGGCTTCTACAAGTTTCGGAACTGCTTCTTCAATTGTCCATTTTGCAAGTGGGAGAAGAATATTCTTGTATGCCTGTTTCAGCTTATCTCCGCAGGCTTTGAGCAAATCCCTGAACGCCTGTCCGAGGTCGGCAACAGCTGATACAAGCGGTGACAAATCAAGACTTTCAAGCCATTCAAGGCGAATTTCTGACATATCGCTCAAAAAGCCTGTGATATCTTCAACAATGCCAAGGATTGCTTCCCAAATCTTTTTGCCCGATTCATTTTTCTCCCAAGCCTGTTTGATTTTAGTCCGCAGAGTTTTGGTGTAGTTGTTGCAGTTTTTGATAATATTCAGAATATTAGTCCAAATTCTCTCACCGGTGCCGTTATTCCAAACTTTGCGAAAATCCTCTGCAATCGTATTTACAAGTTCAAGCAAGCTGTTCCATTTGTCGATAATGGATTGCACAACCTCGTCACCAAGTCTTGCCTTATTCCAAGCCTTTGTAAACGCTCCCGAAATATCACCGATGATATCAAAAACATTTTTCAAAAGCTGTTTGATGTTTCCGATAATCTTTTCGCCTGTGCCGTTTTTCCACACTCTCTTCCACGATTCACCGATTGAAACAAAAGCATTTTTCAGATTATTCAAGGCTCTTTTAATGCTGTCAAAAACCCTGTTTGTACGCTTTTCAATCGCTGTTGCGGCAGTATCAAGTGCGTTAACTGCGGCTTTAGAGGATTTCTTTGTGGGGCTGTTTACTGCTGTGCTGTCATCTGATGAACTGTTTTCAAGGCTCATCACATTGAGCCTGTCAAATCCTTGAAGATTGTCTTTAATTTCCTTTGTCTTTTTCGATGTTGTGGCAAGTGCAGAGTTTGCACTCTTTGTTTCATCGGTGAGGTCTGTCATTTCAGAGCTTGCGGAATTTGCGGAATTGTCGGTTGCAGATGAATGGCCGAAAACCTGTTCCGTAAAGCTTTTGAATTTTTCCGTTGCAACATCTAATTTTTCGATAAAGGAATTAAGATTTTTTAACAGCGGAGAAAACACATTGATAAGACCTTGACCGAGTGTAGCTTTCAGGCTGTCAAGTCGGAGCTGTAAAATTCTTGTCTGATTCGCCCAACTGTCCTGCGTTCGGGCAAAGTCACCCGTCGCATTGGCGAGCTGGTCTTGAACAAACTTGTAACGCAATGTTACTTTTTCGGCTTCGGTCATTTTAGCTGTGGTCTTACCGTAACCGTTTGCAAGGGCATAGCTGTCAAGCGCAGTCTGTGTCATTACGATGCCTAAATCTTTTAAAGTTTCGGTTTCGCCCGAAAATACTGATTTAAGTTTTGTATAGGCTTCGTCCTGTCTGATGTTGTAGAATGAAGCAACATCGCCTGCAAGTCCTGTCAGCGTGGTTGACATATCATAGGCTTCTTTCTCTGTAAAACCGAAAGCCTCAGCCATTGAGCCGAAAGTACCGACATACCGCTTTGCCATTGTTTCGGACAAACCAAAAGAATTAGCTGCACTTTTTGCCCACTTGTCAACCTGTTTGGTCATTGCCGGAAAAGTAACATCAACAACATTCTGCACCTCCGCAAGGTCAGAACCAAGCTCAATGCACTCTTTGCCGAAATTTGTAATTGCATAAGTGCTGAAAGCAACAGTGGCAGTCTTTGCAAAGGTCTTAAGCTGATTTTTTACCCTTTCGATTGATTTGGTAACAGTAGTATTAACCTGTGCCAAACCGCCGTTAAAACCCGATGTATCAAGTTTCGTGTCAAAATTCAGATAACCGTCAACCGCCAAATTTTCACATCCTTTCATTTAAAAATGGGCATAAAAACAGCGCACACCGTTATGATGTACGCTAATAAAATTTTGCAAAAGAACAGCCACCCCGTTTGGAGTGGCTTTTTCGTTTTATTCAATCATTGATTTCAGCTCATCCATATGCTCTGTAACACTTGCGACTTTATCAGTGCCAAGAGAATATTTAGCCAAATCTATCTCACCGCTAATCCAACGGTCATTATCAGTTGTCGGAAGATTTTCATTCTTCAGAATATAATCACCGAGGTCATTTTCAATCTCATCGAGCTTTGCTTCTGCTTCTTCGGCAGTAAGTGTTCCGTCAACATAACTTTGCATATATTGAATGGCTTTTTTTGCTGAATTGATTGCAACATTACTGTACTTAGCCACCTCAGTTGTTACCATTTCGGAAGTTTCAGCCTTTATATCGGTGTTTGAACTGCTTTCCGCTGTTGTACCGCAGCCAACAAGCGATACTGCAAAAACTGCGGTTAATGCTAACGCTATGAGTTTTTTCATCATTCATCCTCCTAAATGTTAAAACAATATAGTTTTTGCTTAATCATACACTAACATTTAGAGAATGTCAACAATATGTGATACGATACTACACTACACGAGCGAATTTATGAAGTCAAGTTCTTCTTTATCTTCGGCTGTGAGTTTGGGTTTTAGGTCGATAAGTTCTTTGTGTTCATTGTAGAAATCCCGTTCGGTTTTGTCGAGCTTCTTATGCTTTGCCTTTTTGGTGCGTATTGAAATCACCTGTGTAAACAAGCCGTCACCCACTTCATTAAACAAGCCGAGAAAAGTCCACCAGTGCATATAATCGACTGTGCGTGTTTCCGCTCCTGCAACCTTATTGAGAGCAGGGAAGATTATATGTCCGTCCTGTTCCCAATCAAGCACACGGACGGGGAGCTGTTTGCCCTGGGGAATATCTCCGCCGTCAAGAAACCAAGTTGCCCTGTCAAGTGCCTTTTGGTAATTTTCGGGGATTTCCTTGTAAAGGCACTCGACACACACTCGGCATTTTTCAAAATCGTTCAGATCATCATCTGCATAGGCTTTGAAAATCAGCAGAGCAACACGAAAGTCGGAATTGATTTCGTAGTTTCTGCCGTCAACCTCAAGGCTTTTCGGCAGTAATTCAATCACTTTTTCACCTGTGAAGTGTATTTGCCGACTTTCTCATCAGAAATTTTCTGTGCCGATTCAAAATCAGCCTGCATAACAGGAATAAGCACTTCAAGGAAGTTTTCAAAAATCGGCTTACCGCCCACAAGCGAAAGACAGTTAATTTCACCAAAGGCAACCGTGCAGACATCCGAGCCGAAAATGTAGTTAATCTGTTCTCTGATGTCCTTGTCGCACTCGGTGATAAGCTGAATTGCGTCTGTGTTTTCAGCTTTTTCAGCGTTTTCATACTTCTTCTGAATCTGCTCAATATTCTTGACTGCCTCGTTGAGCCTTGCGAGAATGCCCACATCCGTGGTGTTGATACGGATTACTGCGTTTTCGTCATCACCAATCTGATACTCCTTGTAACCTCTGTCAAAAACAAGTTTCTGCATAAATCAATCCCTCCCCAAAGATTAAACCGTTGCGGTAAAGGTCGGCACTTTCTTCTCAATTGTAGCCGTACCCTGCTGTCTGTCGCCGTTAAATGCGATGTTGAACGGAATGTTCACACCGCCCTGAGCACCGCCGTATGACTGTGGCTTTACGATACAGGTTTCAGTCCAAGCGTCATACGGACCTGTCTTCTTATCAACAAGGACTTCAAGAATTGCAGTCTTGCAGTCGTCGCCTGTAAGGCGGTTCATTGCAATATCCTTAATCTTTTCATAGATTGCATCGCCTGTGTTTGCGTAATAAGTGTCTGCGTCAATTGACGGTTCATAGCCGTTATCGTTTACAACGGTTTCATCAAGAATGTTCTTGACTGTTTCTGTGTCGGGGTTGAGTTCAACGGACATATCTTCAATATCTCTGCCAATCAAAAACCACTTAGGGGTTTCGCCACCAAACGAAGCGTCAATGTAGTGCATAAGATAACTTCTTTTGAGTTTACCGATATCGGGTGTTGTTGTCATAATTAAAATTCCTCACTTTCGATTTTGTAATCTGCGGTAATCTGTAACTGATACATTACATTACCGATTAAATTGCTGTCGGGTATGTCATAAAGCATACCGTTTGAACAGGTTATTTTTGTGAGCGTACCTGCAAGCTCATTGTCGCCAACCGTTACGGTCAGCGTTTGCCCTTTTGCCTGTTTTTCAAGCCACAGCTGTAACTCGTTAATAAGTCCGCTGTTGGCAAGGCGGTCATAGTCATTAACCGACTGATAAACAGCGTACAAGATGAATGTGTGCTGTCGCTCCTGATTACCGAGAACATCGGATTTAATCAGTGTGTCGCCTGTCGGAGATAAGCCGTAGCTGTCGGTGTCGGGGGTTGTGTAGTCAATGTGCAGGACATCGTTCAGCTTTGGAAAGCTCATCACTATGCTCTGCATAAGTTCAATTATGTTCATTCTGCCGTACCTCCTGCCACTTTTGCAGCACCCTGTAAAATCTCTTTTTTACGGTCGGCTTTCATTCGTTCAAACCACATCTTGCCGGCAAGAGGGTGCTTTGCCCGAGAATAAACAAGCATTTTACCTGTGGGGTGTTTCTTCTGTCCTTTAGGGCTGAAATAGCCCACAATAACACCGTTTTCCTTAATCGCGATATTGGGACCGTAAACCTTGCCGTAGTAGAGATACCTCGCATACGGTGTGTTCTGATGAATTTCGCCTGAGCCTATAACCGTTGAGAGGGTTGCCGACTTTTCAAGCACGCCGTTTTTGAATGGTGTATAGGGTTTCATCAATCGTAAAACCGTGCTGTCAACATACTTTTGCACCTTTAACACATCGGCATTTTTGCGGACTGCAAACTTCTTATCCCAGACGAAACCTGCCGTGCCGTTTTTCGATTTGATGACAAAATCGGGCGGTTGAACAATCTTCATGCAATCACCTCGCCGAAATTTTGATGTGCTGTAAATCGGTTACGCCGTAGAGCTTTTCATCAATCGACATAACCGCATAGCACCTGTGTTTTTGCTTTAGCGTTTTAAGGCTCTGTGACACGCTCTGAGGGTTTGAATTATCAAAGGTAAAATTACTCTCGCCATTAATAATAATGTCCTGTGCGCTGTTCTGAGGGGTGCATAGCTGACCTGCAAAAAGGTTTTCGCTTGGCTTTAAAAAGTCGGGCAAAAGCCCTGCGGATTCAATCGGAATATACACCGTCACGCTGTCAGCGTTCTGCATTCCGCTTTTAAGCACATTGCGAGCCTTGTTCTCCTGCCAATGACATTCGGGAATGAAATATCGGTCATAGCCTGAGCCGTTGAATCTGTAGATTGTGCAGGAGCTTTCAGGGGTAATAATCATCTGCGACCACCTCTGTACAGCAAATCGGTGTCGGCAAGATACTTGTAAATTGTGTGTCTGACAGCCCTTTTATGGGCGGTTTTACGCTCTTCTTCGGACACATAGCTTACGGATTCATCACCGACGCTTGCAGATGAAATTCCTGATTTTGCGGACTGCTTTTCATCGTTATATACAAGCTCTGCAAGCTCACAACAGCAGAGTTTTACGCTTTCGGGAATATTGTTCCCGTCAACATTTTCGCCTGTGTATGCCTTAATGAGCAGGGTTGCAGATCGTGCATAATAATCAAAGGCGGAAACAATGACCGCCTTTCTGCCACAGAGATATTCAGAGATGTAATAGCCTTCATCGGCATAAGCGGTCATAGTAACACTCCTTTAAGCCTCTACAGCTGAATGGCAGTAGATACCTGCCTTTTTATTCGCATAAACATCGGCAATACCGACCATACGATAACCAAACTTCCAACCGTCAGAACTCTGATTAACTGACGGCTCAATAACCTTTGTGTCAAGGTGCTTTGTGAACTGAATCGGAGCAGAGCCGTGAATAATCATAAAGTTGATATTCTTGCCCGAAGTCGCCTTTTTGTAACCGCCCTTTTCCTTGCTTGAGGATGTGCCGTCAAGCTGTTCAATTGCTGTATAGAATCTTGACTGCGGCACAAGTGTGGTATCTGCAAAACGGCTGAGAACCTCCCTTGACTTTGTTGTGTCAAGGTCCTGCACAAGACCGTAAAGCGGTGATGTGATGAAAAGGTGTCTGTTCTCGAAAGGAACTTCGTCCTCATCCATTTTTGTTGAGGCTGTGCGGAGAGCCTTTACAACCTCTTCGCCTGTTGTGAGAGTTGCACTCACGGAAGAAATACCGCTTGTACCGGCATACTTTGCAAAGCGGAAAGCGTCAAGCTCGGGAACAACCTTTGTACGGATAAACTCGCCCGAAAGTCTGCCGAATGCAATGCCTGCCGTTTCTGCGTTGTCCATTGTGTCAACCGTGAACATTCTGCCACGGTCAAAGTTGCATTTCACGGTTTCGTTCGTAAGCTCAACATCGCCGTCAACGTAACCGCTGTTGCGTGAGTAGTCTGCAAGACCGTCCATTGTGAGCATCGGAATGATAAGCTCGTTTGCGTTAGCGCCCTGTGTTGCAAGGTCTGACGCACCGTCAATTTTGCTTGTGAGTGCCGACTGCTTATAGACCTCATCAAGCAACGCTGTGTACTGTTTAAAAATTGCAATTGTGTTTGCCATAATAAAATCACCTCATAGATTTAATAAAATTATTTCTTTTCGGCAGAAAGTCCCATAGCCGCACGCATTGACGCAAGCGGATTTGAGCCTGTACCGCCGTTACCTGTATCGGTTGCACCGACAGGATTCTGAAAAGGCTCATCAGAACCGAACATATAGCCGTTTTCGGACTTAACCTGTTCGAGAGCCTTTTTGATGTCATCTGCCTGATTTTTAGATGTTTTCAGGTTTTCAAGGTCAAGCAGAGCCTTGACAGCCTTTGCATTTTTCGCACCGCTTTCCGAAATTGCACCGTCAAGCACTGAGTTAAATTCCATATCCGCAATCCTTGTCTGATACTCAGTCTCTTTGGTTGCAAGGTCGCCGTTGAGCTTTTCGATTTCGCCCTTGAGCTCGTCCACATTGACACCCTCAAACTTTTTGAGTGCAGTCTGTGCAGTTTCAAGCTGTGACTTGTAGTTGTCCCTTTCGGTTTCAAGTCTTGATTTAGCCTTTTCGATATCGGCACCGTTTTCATTCAGAATTTTATCGACAACGCTTTTTTCAAGACCTAAATCTTCTAAAAATTTTCTCTGCATAATAATGCTCCTTTCGATACGCTTTTTTACGAGGTTGCACCTCATTCTATCCGTAGTTTTACGACTTCGGAACGGTCAATTTTGGGTAAAATAAAAGCACCTTACATATTCGTAAAGTGCTTAATCTGCTTTTTCTGTTTTAACTGCTTTGGTTCTCGGCTTTTTGGGAGCGTCAGGCTTGACCTCTTCTGCAAAACCGCCGTCAATGAGTTCCTTTGCTCTCTGCTCGGTGCATTCAAAAACTTCATTCACAGGTCGGGTTACATAGCCGTTCTGCCTGTCGTTAAATGCTGTTGTTACTCTGATTTTCATTCTGTCACCACCTTTTCAATATTTTAAACTGGTCGATTTCGACCGGTTTAAATGCAAAAAGCACCCTATAATCAACATTGCTGTCGATTATAAAATGCTCAATTCGTAATTTTATGCTGTTTTTGTGAATTGCATATAACAAAACCGCCCTTTTTACGGAGCGGTTAGATTATGCCACTATCTTTTAGATATTGCATTTTTTGTTTCTCTCTAAGCTTACTGTAAAGCGCTTCAGCATCTTTAGCTTCTTGTGGAGCATCTTCACGCAAAGTGACATTTAAACCATTTGTTACAAGGTACGGCTTAAACGCATTCCATAGAGATTTTTGTTCTTCAGTTTGTATCAATCTCATACCATCATCACCCTAAAAGTTTGCTGACTCTGTACTCGTTATACACTTCATCCATAGCTTTATCTTTTAAGCATTCAAAAGCATACTCACTTATATCCTCTATATTATAACCGTTATTTATCAATTTTTCAACCTTTGGAGCATAAATTTTATTAAGGTAATCGCAATATTCAAAATAATCGTTAATACCTCCGAATTTTGCTCTGTAACTTTTAGCGTCTTGCCAATGAATCAGTTCGTGCAGAATTGTACTCAATCCGTCTTGCGGACAAGCCAAGTTTTCTTGTAAATCTGACAAATCACTTGTTGAAAAGTATGCTGAATTGACATTTAGAACATTTTGCATTGGCATATATGAAGCAATAGCATTTACTCGCATTTCTTCGGGAGTGACAATACAAATTTCAGGCTTTCCGCTTGTTTCAACCTCTCCGAGCATATCAAACGCTTTTCTCACTTGCATATCAAAATTATGAATTTCTTTTCGTTTTAGCTTTACCTTATCTGAAATATAAACATTGTCACACAATGTATTTGCCTTGCGGGTATCAATTGTAATTGTTTCGCCCTCAATTTTGCGTTCAAAAGTTTTTGATATATCTTCCTTAAAAACAGGTCTGTAATATTTTTGTTCATCAGTCTTCAAAGAAAATTGTTTCGCCTTTTCTTCAAGCATATCAGCCCTATCGTGCCACTCATCGGCTCGGGTTTGGGCAATGCGTTTATTGTCCTTATCAAGACTGTATTCGGCACGGCGGTCAAAGCGTTCTGCCTTTTTTGGGAGTTTTGAGCCTAAAGCATTTTTGCCGTCAACGGTTATTCTTTCCCATTGCTGAGGGAGGTTCATTGCCTTGGAAAACTTTACATATTCATCCTGTCGCTGAAAGTATTTTGCCTTTGCGCCTGTGATTGTGTCGTCATCGGCACCGCCCTGTGTGAGCAATTCAATCTGCTGACGGTCGGCACACATTGCGGTTTCAAGCTGTCTTTGCCTCTGCTGTGCCTCATATGCCGTGTACTGTCTGCCGTTGTATTCTTTCGGCGTGTTCTCTTCCTCGTTCATACGGTCAAGTTCTTCTTCGCTGTATGTCGGGGTATCAATGCCCTTGATAAACGGCGAATAGCTGTGATAACAATTTGCACCGCAAAGTCCTGTGACCGTACCCAATCCACAGACTGTTTCAAGCTCCTTTTTGCTGTACACTCTGCCCTGCCACACCTGATGTGTCGGTCTTGCACCACGGTGATAGCTGACCTCGAAATATTCCGTGCCGAGCTGTTCGGCGTTGTCCTCGTTGACCTTTGCAACCACCTGATTAAAGCCTGTCATCAACGCCCTGCGTGCCGCCACATCAACACGATTGCTCCAACCACTTGCATAATCGACGGTACGCAATCCGCTGTCGGTCATAGCTTTAACCGCTCTTTTAAGGACTGTGTTATAATCAACCGCACCGCTTGCAATCTGCATAAGTCCGTTGTCAAGAGTGCGTTGGTAAAAGTCCGCAAGCGGAGTAAATGACAGCGTATTGTCGGCATTTCTCACGGCGAATCCGAGTGAGCCTGTAATGTTCCTGTACTCCGATTTTGTCTGATTTTTGACCGCCTTTACAAGTTGTTGCAACTGTTTATTTTCCGCATAAGGAATATACTCTTTGCCCTTGCTTGTATAAAGCTCCTCATTCCTTGCATATCCCGATTTCACGACTTCGTCATAGATTCTGTCGATTTCATCGTCAGACACATCGAGCGTGCTTTGAATAAGGCTGTCTATTTCATCCTTACTCACGCCCAATTCATACAAGCGGTTTATCTGCCAATCGGCGGCAGAGGTTATCTCCTCACCGTTAGCTTTCAAACGCTCCGTAAGGTCGGACATAATATTTAACTGTAAACTGCGGTACAACTGTTCCATAGCCGAGGGCAAAGCCTCAATTTCAGTCGGAGTGAACATTATTCGATAACCTCAGAGGACTGCGGAAGATTCTTTTTCGCTGTCTTTTCGTCCTCTCCATACCACTTCATACGGTACTCATCAGGTCGCATAATACCAAGGTTTAAGTCTTGAATATCCTGCTTGCGTTCGGTTTCTTCATCGGTCAGAATACTGTCCTTGAAATCGCATACAAACGAATAACCGCTTGTTGTCAGCGAATTGTAAAAGGCAAGAGCATACACCAAGTCATCAAGGCAATAGCGAAGCTGTTTCTGAATTGCCGACACGGTGTTGTACTTTCTGTCCTTTGCCGACTTAATCTCCGTAGCAGTCTTTGCAACTGTTTCAGGGTTTGAAAGGTCACCGTATGCAAGACCGACCGCAAATTCAATCATACGCAGATATGTATTCAAGCCGTCCGTAATGTCGGACTGTCGGAACGCAGGCGAAAAGTCCTTGAACAGTTCTTCGTCACCCAAATCCACATCAACGGCACGGTACAAACGCCTGTTAAGTTTGTCGGCTTTGCCGTCCTTAAACACGGCAGAATCAACATGAATCGCACGCTCTCCGCTTTCAAATTCCCAGTCAAGCCGTCCGAATTGCATATCGGCTTTCTGAATGATTTCAAGTCCGCTGTCAAAAATCGACATACCGCATGATGAGCCGTCAACCGTGTTTTTAATCGGCACTCTGAAATAACCGAACGCAGGTCTTTTCATATCGGGGTATGTGACCGCAGGCGGTAAGTCTGCCCACTCGTCAATGACAGCGAGAGGAATTTCAGTACCGAGAACCTCGGATGATGACGAACGGTAAGCCGTGTTAGTAACAGTCAAGCCCTTGTCCTTATCAAGGCTGTGATATTCAAGCCTTGTGTAGTAGTTGTCACCGATTTTCTTAAATTCTGGGAAGATGACCTTTACAAGCCTGTGCTTTGCGTCAAACTCAATCGGCACAAAAGCGTTTGCCGAGATATATTGCACTCTGTCACCGCCCAAAGGCTTGATAACCATTGCGCCTGTCGCAAGACCTGACTGTAACTCCGAATTAAGCTCCTCGGTTGCAGTTTCAAACAATTTTGACAGCGTTTCATTTGAGATGTTCACCGTCATTTCGTTAAGCGTAATGTTAGCAAACTCCCTCGTGATTGACTGCTCAAGCCTCAAACTGATGACATTTTCATCAAGCCACGGAGCTTTGCCGACATAGCAGTTTTGCCATATGCCGATAGCCTTTTGCATTTCTGCTGTAATCGCAAGCCGTAAATTAAGCGCCTGCCGAATATTTTCAAGAGGAAACATTCGCCTCCACACTCCTTTCAAAAAATCTATAAGTCCCATTATTCACCTCTGCGTTTCCATACTCTGTTCATTGCATATCTGACAGCGTCAATATGGTGGTTGTCCTTATCAGGATAACCGCTGATAACATTGCCGTCCTTATCACGCTCGTATTCATAGTCGAGAAACTCCTGTGCAGTATGCGGACAGCGTGTGTTATCAATCACAATCTCCCGTAAAGACTGCAACCACTTCATCGAGTAAACAACCGAACCGGGTCCTTTTTCTGCCGAACGAGCCATTAAACCGTCAGCCCTGTAATCGCCGACTGACTTCTGTTCTGCACTGTCGCAGGTAATCAAATCATTACTTGTAACTCCGTGCTTAGTTCTGAGCAATTCGGCTGTTTCTTTGTTGCTTTTCTTGTTGCAATGTTCCTCGTCAAAAATAATGAGCTTGTGTTGACTTGGAATGTAAGTCATACAATCATAGGCAAACGGATCAGGATACCAACCCCAGTCAACTCCTCTGTAAAATCTGTCAAAGGTCTGAATTTCGTCATCTGTGACCTCACGAATAACAACATTATCAAATACATTGCCACCTGTGCCGTTAGCAATGCCCATATACTCGTTTTCATAGGCGGTAGGGTTTGTTTCTTTCAGGAACTCTGCGTCATCTACAAACGGCTTTCCGAGCCATTTTGACGGTACTGTAAGGTATGTACTCTCAATAACGAGCCTGTCTTGACGGGGAATTTTAACATACTTGTTTGCCCAGTTCTGTGCAGATTTCGGAGGGTTGAACGATTTAAATTTAAAAGCCGTGTCACCGCCGCGAATCACCGACTGTTCAATCTTTCTGACAGCTTCCTCGCCCGTGAACTGGTCAAGTTCTTCAAACCACACAACGCCGATAAAGCCGAACGGTACTTTGATTGATTTAATCTTGCCCGGATCATCTGCTCCACGGAAGTATATTTTCTGCCCTGTGCTTACCCTCGTGATTTCGAGAGGTGACACGATGCAATTAAATTCATTTTCAAGACCGAGAGCAGAGATTGACCACAAAATCTGCTGATACACCGAACTGCGCAGAGTGTCGGCTACCTGACGAAAAATACAGGCGTGCATATCCTCGTTCTTCATAAGCAAATCAATAACATTCAGACTGACGAAAGACGATTTTGTTGAACCTCTTCCGCCGGGAAAAACATATTCCGAATGTTCTTTACCCTCAATATCAAAAAGCACCGACGAAAACGACGGTGCAACCATATTAGCCGGTATTCCTTTGTACTCCGAACCGTCACTCTTTGGCGGTTCAGCCTTTTTGCGTTCAATGTCGAGATAGGCATTGTCGAGCTTTATTTTATGATTTTCAAAAACATTGTCACGGATAATATTTCTTAATTCTTTAATGGAATTAACATCACCTGTTTTAGCCTTTTTGAGAAGTGCCGCATTTACAACGAGCAAATTATTGACCAAATCTTCGTCAATCTCATCAACATTAATTCCCATATCAATAAGCATTTCCCAGTCGGCAGGAGTGTTGGCAGGCAACGAAAGTAACATATCCATAACCTGTTTCATACTCTTTTTACGGCGGCGTGACTTGCCCGAAGCCTTACCGCCCTTTGCTCCGTTTTTCACGGCTTCATCACGGCTTTGGTCAGATGTAAACGGTATTAAATTTTTCTCATTGGGCAATCACCTCACCTCTTTTATCTGATTTTCCCTCACAACACAAAACCGCCCTCAAACGAGAGCGGTCTGTGCGATTTTTATCTTAGGAGAGTTTCGCATATGTCCTGTTTGTCAAACTTTCATAATACCATTATACGCAGGGTAAGGGTGACATTCAATGACATTTCAAAATAATTTTACGAGAAATCGAACTTTTTTCGGAACGCCTGTAACGCTTCGCCGTGTAATCTCAGGGTATGCCTTACGCTCATTTCCATACTCTCGGCAATATCTTCCCACCTCTGGCAATTTATGTAATACTCGGTCAAAATTGCAATGTAACGGTAATCGTCAAGTGCGTTGATTTTACTGCGGATTTCAGTTTTCAACCGCACAAGATTGTCAATCTCCCGATTGATTTCAGCCTGAAGGTCTGCAATCCTATCCACTATCCGCATAGGGTCATTAACTCCCGATGTCTTAACAGGTTCGTTCTGCTTAACCGATACCTGTGCAATATTCAGCCTAAGTTTCGACAGCTCGTGTTCTTTCGTTCTGATCAGCTTGTCTGAAACTCTGACCGAATATAAATAATCTTTAACCGTCAATCCGCATCACGCTCCTCCTCGTCAAGCATACCAAGTTTCTGCGCCAACGCAACAACAGCGGTTACAATCAAACGCAAATCCTTACCTTTGATGTTACACATATTAAAGCAAACATCGCCCTCATCGTTATCAAGTTTACCAAAATCAATAACAAGTCCCTTTTCAACAACTTTTGTGTCGTCGTTATCGTAATTAACGGTAATGTTTTTAATATCTTTCATTTTCTTCTACCTCACTTTCAAGCCAATGTTTTGTACAGTCAATGCAACTGTAATTGTATTTTTTACCCGTTACGCAACCAACATAGGGTGTCGCTCCGCATGGACAATCAAAAAACAACATACTACTCCGAGCCATTTCGTCAATTGACATCTGTTTGATTTTTTTCAAAGTTTGTCATCGTTACTTATCTCTGCACATTATATACCAAGCTGATTACATGCACGATAAAATCCTTCTGCCCATAAATAAACACGAGGATGTATTCGTTTGCCACAATCATAAAGCCACTCAAAGTAATCAGTATCAAGTTCAGAACAAAAATCTACAATCAATTCTGACGGTATAAACTTGTTGCCGTAAATGCAGTTTGAAACTTCATGTTCAAGTTCTTCCCAGACATCATCTTCCGATTCCATATAGCACGAACTATGTTCGCTATACGAAGATATTATTTCATCGGAATCAAAATCCTTAAGATTGTATTTAATACTCTCTACAACATTTTTTTCGTCATAATAAAACAAATTTGATGCTGTTTGAATCTTGCTTATGTAATACTCAATATCATTTTTTACATAATTTTTAAGATTTGACGGCTTAATTTTGTTATACCAAGTAGCAATGCTATCACCCAAATCACCGCTAACTATTAAGCTACCTCTTTTCTTATCTACTATGTAATTCACATAATAATCTCCGCTTCCATCAGCTCTTCGCCAATCAATAATTAGGTAACGGTCTGTGTCCTGAATAAGCGTTGCTTTGTGTGTGTTAAATTTCTCGCAGAATTTAGCGATTCTTTCTTTTGTCATTTTCTTCATCTCCTAAAAGTTCGGGATTGTCGTAGATATTGCCGATTACTTCAATTTGTTTCAAATCTTGATAATATCCAAACGATAAGGTTTCAAGTGTTGAATACACAAGACCAAAATATGCTGTTCCGTTTCTTTGTTCAAACACTACATTATGAACAGTATCACCATATTTTACAATATCCCCCTCAAAAATCTTCGTGCCGTTCTTGTCGGTCAAGCCTGTGTACTGACCGACTGTATCTGCGTAAACGGGATATTTTTCTATTGTAGGCTCTTGCTGATAAATTATTGCAAAATCGCCATCACCATTCTGTGGGAAAATACCTCCGTAAACCCAATTGCTTTTTATTTTCTCACCGTTTAGTCTGACTTTCTCGCCATATCTGCGAGTTTGACCTCTGAATAATATTTCTCTCATTCTTCATTCTCCTTTAATTTTTCGGTTATTCTTTTGGTTAAGCCGTTTTCGTTGGTTAGGCATTCTAAGGCTTGGAAGGCATTGATTACGGTTTGCTCGTTGGTTTGGGACTGATACATCTTACGGACGAAGTCGGCGCTTTTCTTTACATTATCCATAATTCTTTGTGAGAGCATACGGTATTCGTCTGAGTCGTTTCTGTCACGCTTATACTCCGTTCTGAGCTTGTCCTGCCATTCAAGGCAGATGTTTATGTCCCAGCCTTTATGACGGTTGTTGTAGCCGACCTTTGCAAGCCTTGAAAAGTATTTATATTCGGGTGGCGGAAAGGATGAGTAATCAAGCTGACCGTCAATTGCTTTATCCTCAAGCTGCTCAAATACCTCTGGATTTTTAAAATCATATTTTTTCATATTACCTCTTTCGGAGGGTAGTGGAAGGTTTGGGGCTATTTTAAAGAACCCTTTCTATATATAATATTAGTTTATTTTTCTTATACGAAAGGTTAGAAAAACCGTCAAACCCTCCACCACCCTCCACCTCAACAATCTTTAGAAAGTGAAATGCCGTTGAAAAAGTTATAGTTTTTGCCTCTTACCTTTTCAAATCGTTTGGCAAGCTCGGTGCTGAATTTGGTATTTGACATACAATATTCGTTGTTATCCCCCGCCCAGCTTGTATAGGCGGCATAGAGCGTGCTTGCCTGAACCGAACCCTCTAACACACATCTGTCCTCGATAAAGGCGGAAATGACATCCATTTCACGCTTGTACTCTCTCACGCTCTGAAGAACGGCAGACGGCATTTTTAAGCCCTCTCTCTGCCACAGAATACAGCCGTCGATACACCATTTGAAAATTGCTGTCATTTCGGCTTTGAGCTTATGCGTAAGGTTCTTATCAACCTTATCCTCGGGAATCTGAACATTGAACGGTATCATATGTATTCTTCGCCATATGCCCGTGTCAGTACCTCTGATAATCGGTTTATGGTTTGTCGCCATCCACAGTTTGAACTCGGGCTTGAACTCAAATTCCTCGCTGTACAGCTTTCTTGCCGTTACGGTATCGTCACCCGTAAGCTGTTTGAGAAGTCCCTCATTAATTCGCACGCCCTCGTTCGGCTCAACCGAGGTGACAAGTCTTGCGCCCTTTAACCGTGCAATGTCGCTGTTTATGGCACTGCTCTGAGAGTTTCTTACCATAATTGTTTCAGGCTGAATGTTTGCGGCATAATCGCCGAATACATCACGGATAACATCAATGAATGTACTCTTGCCGTTTCGTCCCGTGCCGTAAAGGAAGAATGCGCATTGCTCGGCTGTTGAGCCTGTCAGACTGTAACCAACCGCCTTTTGAATGTAGCGAATAAGCTCCTTATCGCCTGCAAAAATATCGTCAAGGAATGCAAGCCAACGGGGACACTCTGCCGTTTGAGAACAGTCAACCGAAGTAATCTTTGTGAAATAATATTCGGGATTATGCGCCCTCATTTCGCCGTTTTTAAGGTTGATTATTCCGCTTGGGGTGTTTAATGCCATACGGTATTTATCCATTTGTGCCGGCAAAACGGGGATATGGTGTTCAACCTCGTTGAGCATTGCTTTTTTGCACTTGTTGGAACGGCTTGCTTTCATATGCTTTTCAAATGCTTTCGCCATATCTCCGCCGCTCTCTTCATCAGCCTGCAAATACAGCCTTGCTTCGGCTTTCATAGCCTCAACGCTTTTGTCTGCCATTCGCAAAACTACCCCGATATTGTCAACACACCACTTCATAGAATTGTAGTAATACCACTTTTTTTCGGTGTAACAATATCTTACGCTGTCGCCGAATAAATCAACGAACCTGTCGGCGTTGCCCATATCGTCAAAGGTGTAGGCACGCATTTTTTCTTCGTCAACCGCTTGAACAGCCTTGCCGTCACCGATTGAAATTGAGTAATCGTTATGCTGTTTTGGGTTATAGGTCTGCGTACAACCCGACACAGCCTTTTGCAGGGTTATAATGCCGTAGGTTGTACCCGACTGTTTTCTGTCCCACTTATCACGCATTAAGCCTGATTGCCTGAAAATTGAATCCATTTTGTCGGTATCGCAACCGCACCAAAACGCAAGCATATTGCAAAAAGCCATATCCGCCTCGCTCTGTGACGAGTAAGCCGAAAAATCACCGCTGTACAGAGCCTTGAAAAGACTTCCGTTCTTGGCATTGCAGGCGGCTCTGACAATATCGTCAACTGTGTTCAGATTAACTTCAATGTTACGGAGCTTAGGCTGTGGCTCTGTAGCCTTGCCGAGATACTTTGAATGCAACGGCTTTATGCTTTCAGTGCAATCGTTTATGTACGCATATGCGGAGCAGTAATCGCCTGTCACAACGAAGAATCTGCCGTTTTCGTACATTTCAAAACCGCCCGAATCATTTTTTGCTTTTCGTCTGCCCTCGGGAAGAGTTCCCTTGCAGATTATGTGAACGCCTGTCTTGCTCTGTGAAAATTCGGTGTAGCTCTGCAAAGTGTTCACGAACTCGCTGATTATGTTGTCAGCTCCGCCGTTTTGGTAGTCCTGAATGTCATTCGGCATATCGTCAAGGTCAACACCGAAAAACGGTGAATTTGAGAACATAAAGCCTATACCCGAATATATGGCGGATTCTCTGACTGCCGTTTCAAAGTCCGACCAAGTGTCGGGATTGTTTGACTGAGCAAGTCCGCCCGTCTTTGGATTGACGGGCTTCTTTGAAATTCCGCTGTGCGATTTCGGATCTGGATATGACTGCCAGCACACCCAGTTTTTGTAACCTTTCAATTCCTCGGGAACTGCAAAATATTTATTTTTATTTGGGTTTAAATTTGTAAAGCCCATTTTTTCACCTCCATATATAAGGAAAAGCACGGTGAAAATTGCACTGCTTTATGCAATTCCCGAAGAAATTTTTTAAAATCAGAACGGCAAATCATCGTCAATCGGCATATCAACAAAGCCCTGATTTGCTGTCTGTGCAGGGGCATAACTCTGCTGTGGCTGTGCATAGGCTGTAGCTGTATTGGTTGTCGTCTGCTTTGGAATATGCTTTACAGTCGGATATTTTGTAGGATTTCTCCAGCTTACTCGCTCCTGTGTTTTTCCGTTGTATTCTTCGTGCTTTATAGTTACACGCAACGGCTTATTGACAAGCTCACCGCAGAACTGTTCAAGGCTGTCGTACTCCTTGCCATCGAGAAGTCCTGCCGCCTTGCCGAGTGCCATAATCTGACCATAGCTGTATCCCTTGACCTGCAAGTCTGCGTTTGTAGGCTCTTTCTTCTTCCACAATGTATCAAATATATATCCGTTTTTATAGTTCTGCTCAACATCATTTCTGATTACCATTGAGATGTTCAGATTTTCTTTGCCATTCTTTGTTACTCTCTCCTCAACCTTAGCGATAAGGCACTCATAATCACCCTCAGGCTTGATTGAACTGCCCTGTGTTGCTTCGTTCCAGTTTGATTTAAAACCCATGATTATTCCTCCAAAATTAATTTAATTGCTTCGTTGGCACTTCTGCATATTCCTGCTACCGCACCGTTGAGTTTCATCATCTGTATGAATTTCTGCTGTTTTTCGGTAGGTCTGCCCTTGGGTGTTTTAACCTCGATAAAGACCGCCCTTCCGTCTGATTTCCTGACACCGAACAAATCTGAAAATCCGGGCGGAACTCCCGTATTGAAATATCTGCCGTCCTTTGTAAAGCCTGCACCTACATTTATACGGAAAATATCGCAGTACGGTGCAATTGCAATACGGATTTTGTTCTGAATTGCGTGTTCTTCTGTCAAGCTATCATACCTCTCTTTCGTGCCTGAAAATATGCCCAGCCTGTTTTGTAGCCGTGGCTTTTTGCGTATGCAAGCAAGTCCGCATAGCTGTGGCAATCGTCGGGTGTGCTGAAATCAAGCTTGAATCCCTCAACCTTAATGAGCTTTGCGGTAGTATCGGTTTCAACGGTTCTTTCGGCTGTCGGGAATACATAACCGCAATGCGGACACACAGCTTTCTGCCCTGCCGGCGGTGCTGAAAATGTAAAGAAACATTCGGGACATTGTCTGACCTTTTCCTCCTGCTCCTTTTCGATTTTTTTAACACTCAGCTTTTTGCGTTTTTCAAGCGTCCATTCTCGGTCGTCATCAGGCATTCCGTGCCTTGCATAGTTGCCCACATGGTCAATGATTACCGCCCTTTTGTTTGGCTTATAGCGCATACATCGCATTGACTGCTGAATGTAAAGCGTAAGGCTGTGAGTAGGACGGAGCAGAATTGTGCATTCGCAGTCAGGCACATCAAAGCCCTCTGAAATCAAATCCACATTGCAGAGGATTGTAATTTTGCCGTTTCTGAAATCAGCTATAATCTGTTCTCGCTGTGCCTTCGGAGTTGCTCCGTCAATATGCCTTGCGGATATACCTGCGTCACAAAAAGCCTTCGCCGTTGCAAGACTGTGTTTGACAGTTGAACAATAGCACACCGCTTTTTTGCCGTCTGCAAGCTGTCTGTAATACTTGATTACATCTCCGAAAACTGTATTTTTAGTCATTGCTTTTTCTATCTCGGAGGCGACATATTCGCCCATTTTGGTGTGTAAACCCGTAAGGTCGGCGACACTCGGAGCATAGTAATCATACGGGGCAAGGCAGTTATGCTCAATGAGCCATTTTGTACTCACCCCGATTATGAGCTTGTCGTTGACATCGCCCAAACCGTCACCGTTTAATCGGACAGGTGTTGCGGTGACGCCAACCCTCGGAACATCCGAAAAATGTTCGTAAATGCGTTTGTAGCTTTGTGCAAGGCTGTGATGATTTTCGTCTGTGATGATAAGTGCGGGTTTTGGCAGTTTCTTCAATCTTCGTGTAAAGGTCTGTACCATACCGATTTGGCACAAATCCATAAGCACACCCCAGCGGACAAAGGTTCTGAATATTTGGTCAACAAGCTCTCTCCTATGAACAAGGAACAGCACCCGTTTCCCGTTCCAAGTTGTTCGTCTTGCAATTTCTGCGACAATGCAGGACTTTCCGCCACCGCAACCGAGGACAATGCAAGGGGCTTTGTAACCCTCTCGCCAAGCCTGTCTTACCTGTTCAACAAGGTCATTTTGATACGGTCGAAGTTGCATTGTCTGCACCCTCTCTCTGCTTTTCCTGTTTCTTCTGCTTTATCAGCTTTGCAACACACTGCATACAAAGCTGTCTGCCGTAATTTTTGGTTGTGCCGTCAATGATCTGTTTAACGGTGCGTTTGCCGTCCGAAAGTATCGGTGCTTTGCACTCATCACAATACTGTTCGGGTTGCATTGAATAATATGTTCTCAATGCTTCATCAACAATTTTAAGGTCATTTGATATGTACATTGAATCAAACAAGCCTATCGGACTTTTACAGGTATCGTTACCGTCCGTTTGTGTTGCAAAAAGATACTTGCCGTCAACGACAACAGTTTTTAAAACCGTGGTAAACATTCCCTCGACCGAGATTTTTTCGTCAAGCAACTTGCCGATTGTTTTAGCTTTCTGTCTGCCGTTTTCGTCGGTTTCAATATGGCTGAGAAAATAAACAATCGTGTCATTCGGGAGAGTTTCAACCTCTTTCACAAGCTCCCAAAAATTTTTACCGATATCGGTAAACTTCTGAAAGCCTGTTTCCTTGGCTCTTCTCATATACTCGTTAGCCATGAGATACTGTGCGTCATCAACTGCAATCGACTTGCATTTCTGCTTTTTGATAAAGTCCTCAATATCAATGTAGTTGTCGGAATTGATTGAAGAAGTGAATTTTGTTCTGAACGGGAGTGATTTTCCGTTTACATTTACAAGAGCAAGTTCATTTGCTTTGAAATTTCTTAAAGAGGCAGATTTTCCGCTGCCTGAATATCCTAAAACCAATATAGGTAATCCCATAAATAACACCTCACTTAATACTTAACGACTGCTTGGCTTCCATATGTACGAAGGGGATTTCTTCGCCCTTTTTGCAGAGAGCCTTGACATCATTCTTTTTCACTTCGGGCATATTGTACTTTAAGAGGTTGTCAAGATTGTGTTCCTCCGCCCACTCAACAAATGAAATTTCATCATCAATAACAAGGCTCGGAGCGTTCTTTTTAAGCGACATAACCGCTCTCGGCATATCAATCTTCTGTCTGCCGAGTGCCTGCATTGACTTAAACAGATAGGTTTTAAGGCTCTCCGCCTGTTTTTCTTTTTGTGACTGTCTTTTTGCAATTGCCGCCTTTTCGGCTTTAAGCATTTTAGCCTCGGCAAGAAGCTGTTTGTAGTAGATTGCAATGCTCTCAGCTTTCTCGTCAAATTCGCCCTCAATACCCGTGAGAGTATCGAACCACGCTGTCAACATCTTGTTGCGGTATGCGTCCACATTGGCAATAATGTTGCCGTCATCATCAATCGGCATTCCGTCTGCATTCGTATCGGGTTCCCATTCGTTGATAGCGTCAAACTGATTAAACAAATCCGAGTACATCTCGGTAAGCTCATAAAGTTTCATTGTTGTTCCCCCTTAAAGATTTATGTTTTGTGTGGCAAGTGCCTCTATTAAATGTTCAACCTTGCCTTTGAAAAATTCCTTGTCCTGTGACTGCTTGGCGAAATCGAGCATACGGACAAAGCTGTCATATGCAATTGAAAAATATGCCTTAAAGACATCCTTGTCATCTGATGGACCGTCGGCAGTCTGAACATTTTTCAGCCTTTCTTCATACTCCTCTTTCTGTTTGCGAAGAGCCTCCTGCTTTTCATCCTCCAGCTGTTTTCTGACTATTTTTTCGTTTTCACGATATTCAGCCTCGAGCCTGTCATTATGTTTTTCGTTTTCTTTTTCAATTGATTTGATTGTTTCGTTAAGTCTGCGTTCATAATCTGTCGGCTCTGCAACGGCAACTTCGATAGGACGGCTTTCAAGCTCTTCTACTCGCTCTTTCAGTGTTTTATTTTCAATTTCGAGCTTAGTGTTTTCTTTGCCGAGTTTTATTCTGTTAGCGTCCATTCTGTTATAATTTGCTGACAAGTTAAGGTTATCGTCTTTCAGTCTGTCAATCTCTGCCTTTAACTGCTTGACCGTTGTGTTTTCAAGGTCAAGCTTTTCGGCGATTTCAGCCTGTTCGGGTTCGCTTATGGTAGATAAAAGATACAGCTTACTTACTCCCAAATGTTTACTCGAGTAAACATTTTCAGAGGTATTTTCTATAATAGAAATATACTTATGTGCCTGTGTTCTGTTAAAACCTACCTCTGTTTCGCAGTAGTCCTCAAAGTTCTGATATCCAAGTTCCTTGTACAGCTTGTTGTCACGCATTGTTTTAAGTCCGTTGCACATATCCCATATGTTCTGCTGTGCAAGGTTAGCGCTGACAATTATCTTCTGATGCAGTTCAATTGCCTGCTTATGCTGTTCGCTTACTGTTATTTCTGACATTTTTTATATCCTCCAAAAATTCAGCGTATTGCTTTTCAAATTTCTTGATTTCATCCGGCTTTTTAAATCCGCTGTCACGCTCATTTTTGTAACCGTGGCACTGCATTATTTCCAATGTTTCGGGATTTACTTCAATCGTAAAAAACGGGATTTTCGGTTTATCTTTATGACGAATGAAAAGTATTATCGTGTCCCCTCTTGCGTGCCGTCTTACATATCCGCCGACGCAATGCTGTAATATTCTGCCCTCTGCTATTATTTCTTCACCGCTTTTGGGGGCAAGCATTATAAGGCTGTCTGTGCTCATCAGCAACGGAGAAAGTGCCTTTGCCATTTTTGCAATCTGCTCCGTTTCTTCTTTGTTTGCATAGAAAGCAACCTTTTCAAGCGTTCTGTCGTGAGCCTCTTCAAGATGAGCCGGCATTATTTCTTCGATACCCTCGGGAAGTTTTTGGCAGTTATCAAGATAATCCTTCCACAGCATTACTCTCCGATTGTTTTTGCCGTACTTCAGAATCTGTCTGTATGTAAGGTTATTTTTGTGAAGTTCATCTACAGCATAAGTACTGAGCTTTGACAGCTTGCTTATGAACTCGCTTGCCATATGAATGGTCGGTTCTTCCTTTATCACACTGCGGTAAAGTTCAATTGCACTTGAATCATAATCTGCAAAAAAGTGCATATCCTCCTTACGACATCCGAGCATTTTAAGCAGATTGGTTTCTTTCCAATGAATTTTATTGAGTGAAAGTTTGCCGTCAATCAAAAGCTCTGCAATATGCTCAAAACCGCCTTTAATCAGGTATTCTGCATTATTGTGCCTTACATATATGTTCAGCCATTTGAGAATCCCTTGAACCGTATATCTGTTTGAAAGCTCATCCGCGCACGAATATCTGAGATCCGTATCGGTTATTACATCGAGATTTAAAAGTACGGTTGAGCCCCAGCCTGAATACAAGGTTTTTTCTGACGGACCCCAATACCACGCAAAACCTTGTGATGTAGAGGGGATAACTCCGTCTGTTTTCAGCGGATAAAATGATTTACCGTACCAGTTATATGCAAATCTTTGCATTGCGTGCTGTTCATATACATAAAGATATTCATCCGAAAAAGTATATTGGGGCATCATTTCGACAGGATTTTCATTGTACAAATCATCGGAAAATAACTGATATGCCGTTACAAATCTGATGTACAGCCTGCCGTCAACAGCAAAGCAAAAACCAAACTTGCGACTTCTTTCAAGTTTTTTTCTGCCGTAGTGCAGGGCTTTTGCTTTTACGCTTTCCTTGCAATGACCGCAGACAAATTCCTGATTATGACAAAGTCGGAGCTGTTCGCCGATGTGCCAGCTTTGACAGCTTGTGCAGAAATAGTCGCAGGTTCTTTTACTTTTATTTTCGTAGAAAGCATACTGCGGAAAGTACATTGCTATCTGCTTTTCATGTTCATCTGTCAGGTCAGGAATCTTATTAAGCAGGCTGTCAGGATTTTTAATCATGCTGACACCTACCAATCTATAAGATTGCCGAGATCAAGAGTTACCGGATCCGTTTTCTGCTCTGCGACATTAGGTTCTTCAAGCTCGTATTCAGACATATGTATCTGCATTGTTAAAGTAACCTTTGCTCCGGGGAAAATCTTACCGACAATCTGCTGATACACATCAAGGTCGGAAACTGCAGCGGGGAGCTTCTTTCCCACTTCATCAATCAGGTTTTCAAGGTTTTTTGCAGCCGTAACGGCTCTTGCAAATTCCTCGTTCTGCGCCGAAAATTCGCAGAGCATTTTCTTTACCGGCTCAAGAATTGCTTTAGATTTATGGTCTTTAAGATTTTTTTGTTGCACAACTTGATTTTTTCTGTTGCAGAGGATATAATTGAATCAGGTTTATTGTTCTTTGTGCTTGTGGCATTCACAGTGTCGCAGGCACTTTTTTTATTGCTCATTTCTCCACCCCCACACATTCAAAACCGAAGGATTCGGATTCTGATGATTCATAGGCTTTGAGCTTGCGTTTTAGCTCTCGGTTTTCGTGCTTGTAACCGCTTGACGCTGTTTTTTCAAGTGCAAGGTCTGTTCTTGCGTTTCTCAGTTCAATGCTGAGATGTCTGTTCTCTGCTCTGAGGTTTTCCACATCTTTGAGCAGTTTTCTGCGTGTCGGATAGTTTCTTAACCACATTTGTTACACTCCTTTCAACGGGTTTGAACCGAGAATATAATTGAGAAACGGTATTCTCGGAATACGGATAGATGTGCCGACTACAATTATATTGAATCCCAATTTTTCGGGTTCGTCCTTTGCCTGTTCACGCAAGTTTTGCGGAGCAACTCCAATAGCCTTTGCGGCATCTTCCGAGAGCAGATAGACATCACTGCTATCCATAATTTCTTTGATTTTTTTGTTCATCTGAACTGTGTCCATATAAACACCTCCCTACTTTATTTCAATTAACATCTTTTTCGATTGTGCAGTCACCTCTGTAATCGCTTTTCAGCAGATTCATAAATTCTGCGATTTCATCGGGTGTGCCTGTTATCTGCATTGTTATCACCTCTTTTCGATATATTGCTTTATTTTCAATTAAGTGTTACAATATTTCCAATACTATATAGAAAGGAGTCTTTGATTATCAAAAAGACTATCTCAGGCTGTACTTCATTAAATAATAGTCGCCTGCAAAAAGAATTTGAAATTAAATATCCGTCCGTTTGTCCTATTTGCAACAAATCAGGTACCCCGTCATATTTGGACTCTTACTTCATTGATAGTGATATATCTTATCCAAATCTTTTCGTTCATTTCTTCTGCCCTAACTGCGAAAAAACATTTTTAGGTAATTATCATATAGGTCCTTATTATGATAAAACCGACCTTATGGGTTTTGAACCTATTTACAGAGTAGAAGAACGAAAATTTTCAAAGCACATCAAGGCTTTGTCACCTGATTTTTGTAGCATTTACAATCAGGCTTATGCTTCACAGCAGTATCGTTTGAATGATATTTCAGGAATGGCTTACAGAAAAGCGTTGGAATTTTTGGTAAAAGATTATGCCATTTTTCTACGCCCTGATGATAAAGAAGCAATAATAAAAGCTCCATTGTCACAATGTATCAATAATTATATTGACAATAGTAAAATCAAACACTTAGCTGTGGCTTCTGCTTGGATAGGTAATGACGAAACCCATTACGAAAGAAAGCAGCAGGAATACAATGTTGACGACTTAATCGAATTTATAAATGCAATCGTTTCTTTTATAGATTTTGACATTTCTGCTATGAATGCAGAAAAAATGACAAAGAAAAACTAATTATCCTTATCTGTTGAGAACTTAAAACTAAAATTGAAGAATTCAAGCTGATTGATTGTATCCTGCAATTCGTCAGCTTGTTTTTTTGCCTTTTTTATAAGGCTTTCAAACTCCTGCAAATTTGTAGCCGATATATTAAGCACTCCTTCATTTGAATAGTTGCCTATCATTTTATTTTTCATTTCTTCACCTCTTTTCAGCAAAGTCCGTTTAATAGGACTGTGATTGTGGTATTATTGATTGTGTGGTATCCTAAATTGCCAAAGTGAAGTTCGGATTTTTGAGGAAAAAACGAGAAATACAACGGGTTCACCTTGACAAAAGAGTATGGTAAAATGAAAACGGTTACTGTCTGCGGAAAGCAGGAAAATATGAGTCGTTTAACATTGTCTGAAAGGATAGTTATTGAATGTGGAATTTACCAAAAATTAAGTTTAGGAAAGATAGCAAAAAAGATAGAAAAAACTACGGAATGTGTTTCAAGGGAAATCCGAGCAAATAGAACAATCGCACCGGGAGAGCATTTCTTTGGAAAGGATTGTCACTATGCAGGAGAGTGCAAAACCAAAGGATTATGCGGAAAGGATGGATGCTCAAGGCGGTGTGTGACTTGCCGTGAATACGATTGCAGAGAACTTTGCACAAGATACAACAATACCCCTTGCGTTGTACTTTCCAAACCGCCGTATGTTTGCAATGTTTGTGTGCGGAGAAGAAAATGCAAAGCAGATAGAGCTTACTACAATGCTCAGCAAGCAGATGCAATGGCAAAGCGGAGATATTCCAACTCCAGAAGCAAGATACAAACCCGTGGTGAAGACCTTGAAAAACTTGATGAATTGGTTTCACCGTTAATTTTGAAAGGGCAACCACTGACACATATATGGTCGGAACACGGCGATGAACTTGGTATTTCACAAAGAACTCTTTACCGTTACATCGACCAAGGTGTTTTAAGCGTAGGAAACATTGACCTCAGACGAAAGGTGGCATACAAGCCAAGACGGAAGAAAAAAGAAGTGTCCGAAGGCTTTTTGAACCAAGAATTTCGCAAAAACCGAAGCTATGATGATTACCTGAAATATATGGAAAAACATCCCGATACACCCATAATTCAAATGGATACAGTAAAGGGATGTCGTGAACAAGGGAAACGCCTTTTGACACTGCATTTCTGTAACACCAATATGATGCTGATGTTTCTTATGCGTGACGGCAAAGCCGATACCGTAGTGGAACAATTTGATATGCTGACAGGCCTTTTAGGACTTGAAGAATTCTGCAAAGTCTTTCCTGTAATTCTCACCGATAACGGCAGCGAGTTCAAGCATACAAGAGATTTAGAAACTACCGAGGATGGTAAGAAGAGAACCAAGGTCTTTTACTGTGACCCTCAGGCATCCTGGCAAAAGCCACAGATTGAGAAGAACCACGAATTTATCCGTTACGTTCTGCCAAAGGGCAAGACGTTAAATCCATACACGCAGGAAGATATGCTCCTTCTTGCCAACAATATTAACAGTATTCGCCGAGAATCGCTTGGCAACAAATCCCCTTATGAAGCCACCACCGACAAGAGCATACTTCGGTTGATGGGGCTGATGGGATTACATACCGTACCGGCAGACGAAGTGAACTTAACACCGGCACTGCTGAAACGGTAACTTTAAACAATTGCAGATGGTGACCGCAACATATTTTTAAGCTAAGGCAGGTTGCGTTCACTTTGACAAAATGAGATTTCAATCTGTCTGCTTTGCCATGCAAAAAAGACAGTGAGATATATTAAATTTCGGCTTTTTGAGGGTATATATCCTCTTAAAAACCACATAAAACCGCTTATTTGGCTTTTTGTTGTGAAAAGGGTATATTTACCCTAACTTCACTTTGTCATTTAAGCAA